TGGAGATTCGCCTTTGCAAAGGATCTTTACATGACCAAAAATGCCTCACTCCCCGTCGGTGAAGAATTCGTAGAGAAGAATTTGATTAAACATCTTAATACTCTCTGTGGAGAACCCACCGACAAGCTCTCGGATGAAGTCTATGACGAGGTCCGTGAAGCTATTCAGGTCTGTGCCGATGAGATATTCGGTCACATTAAAGACACAAGGGACTATTATTACGAGGACAAGAAAGACGAAAATGGAGATTACATCTTCCACCCAGCTAAACAGGCTGCCGCTCCCTCAAGACTTCCATCTTTCGGGGCATCCTTCTCCGGTCAACGGATGGATGGCGGGGCCTGTGGAGATCTACTCCGTAACTACCACGACGCTGGCTCCCTCCCGGAGCCACAAGATGGTTACCTTTGGGGCTATGCCCAAAAGGGGGTTGAACTCTGCGAAGTCAGGACCTATCACGATCCTGATCTGTACCGCGAAGCGGAAGAGACCTGGTCTCTGGAAGCTTACGTTATGGCATCTAAGGGTGTGGCGGCTCACGTCGTCCCGCTCAAAGAAGCCTTCAAGGTACGCACCATCACAAAGGGTGCAGCAGAGGTTTACCATCTTGCTCGTCGGTGGCAGAAGATCATTCACTCTCGGATGCGCAAGCATCCCAACTTCTCCTTGATTGGACAACCGTGTAATGCGGCTTTCCTTTCTCATCTTTGGGAGCTCCCCCTACTATAACTATAGTGGGAGGGGTTTCTATGTCTCTGGAGATTATGAGAGTGCAACGGACCTCCTGAATCCGGCTCTTTCCGAGTACGCTCAGGAGCAGATCTCTCTCCGACTTAGAATTCCACTTGAAGATCAACTGGTACTGAAGCAGTGTCTAACCGGACACCACCTCAGATACATCAAGGGCCAAGCCAGCTTCGAGCAGAGATGGGGTCAGCTCATGGGTTCTCCCACGAGTTTCCCTGTCCTCTGTCTCGTCAACATGGCAGCCACTTTAGTCTCCTTTCAGCGGGCCTACAAACAGAAGATCGCTTTGAGCGACCTCCCCGTCTGTATTAACGGAGATGATGTCCTGTTCTGGTCAAAAGACCAGAAGCACTATGAGATTTGGAAACAGATCACCGGGGAGTGTGGGTTGAAATTTTCCCTTGGGAAAAATTACACTTCTCGGCACTTCTGTGTCATCAACTCTGAACTCTATCTTCACCAAAA